GGTCTTTGCTGTTCGTGTTCCGAAGTTGCTCATTTGTGAACCTCCCTGTTTACGATTTTATAGAGCGCCGCAACGATCACGCTCAGATCAATTATATATTCAAGTGCCGACGGTAAATCGGTGATCCGGCTTGTCACATAGCTGCGGATCTGATCATCGGTTTTAGACGCGATGATCTCCATAATTTTAATCGCCCGACGGTATTCTGCCAGGCCTGGCGTTGACACTGTTGTCGGATCACCAATCCATTCTATATCAAAAAGCGATAGCTTAACACCTGTACGCCTACCGTCGCTACCGTCGATATCGACAACACCGGTCTGACGTTCTGTTAAAACCGCATCCGAAATGACTTGCACCGGATCAGGTTCACCTTTTATATAAATGCTACAAATAGACATTAAATATCCTTTGCCGTAACGCCAGCATTTGTACCTGGAATATCAACAATCGAAGACCCCACCGAATATGTGTAATTATCGCCGCCTATATTTTGCACCGATGCTGCGCTAAAATGTATTCCGATATCTTTTGCATCATTATTGACACCATATGCATAATTGCCTTGGAAAACATTATAACCTGAGCTTTGAAAGAAATAACCATAATGATTAGAAGTATTGTCAATATTATCAACTTTTATATAGTTATTATTTATACCTCCTCCTAAGTTAAAACCATCAAGATACATTCCGTAACAAAGCCCGTTATGGTCTAAATCCATTGTAACTTGATTAGAGGCGATTCCTGATGATAAGGCAGGATTTTGAACATATATACCCATATCCGTTGCACCTGTCGCTGTATGAACTATATTGATAATATTTCCGGTTATGATTTGAGAATCAAATAACTTTACAACAATACCCTGTTGCCATTTTGCAGCCCCGGCAATAGCTTTCCCGACCGATCTAACCTTATCTATAACTGCGATACCTATTTTCCCACCGCCCTGATGACGGAGCCAAAGTGAATATTTATAAAAATCTGTCGAAACAAGGTTGGAAACATTTATGCTTAAATTATAACCGTCGATATATGCATCAGCTACAGTATTGCCTGAAAAAGTGCAAAAGGAAAGATCAAAATCATCTAACGTATAAGTGTCTAATCCTCTTTCACCGTTAAAAAATCCACACTGAGTAACCTTAACTGTTCCAGTAATATCGTATAGAGCAATTCCCCTATCGCCGTTAGCGCCCCATAAAGATTGATTTTTTAAATTAAAATCAATCTTTTCAATCATGAAATCGCCAGAAATATCAACACCTGCATAATCACCGATAGATAATAATGTTTCAACATTAGTTCCAGCGTTTTGACTATCAATTGTGAAGCTACTAAACTTAGCCTTGCTTGTGAAATCGGTTCCAACCCTAAAAGCAAAATCACCGGCTTTGTTTTCAATATGAACAGCACCCCGGCTTTCACCAAGTATCTCAATATCTCTATTTGGTATATAAACCACATCTGGCAGCGCATATGTCCCGCCAAGAATATAAATCCCATTGTGCCTTGATTCGCTAAGAGCATTGATTGCCGTCTGTGTATCCGTATATTTTGCCCTATTCGTATTTGGCCCAACAACAAGATGCGGATTCCCCCAAACCTCAAACGCTTGCTGCCCCACGTCCTGATCCGAAAGCGGCCCGCCCATAGGAGGTGTCCACATTTCCGTCGTGTCGTCATCTGGAATGATTATAACCGACGGTGAAAGATCATCGTAATCATCCAGCGCCACGGAAAACCGGCTTGCCCGGATCGATATGGAATGATTTTTGTTGTACGTGATCGAATCGATCAACGCATCAAACCGCCCGCCATAATCCCAATTATCGGGCGTGATCACATCTCCCGGACACAAGGCCAGGCATGGCGGTTGACCATCAAAATCGATTTCACCGTTTACCGTTAATTTTTTCTGAAAATAAAGCGTTCCGAGTGTTTGCGCGTCAACACTGCCCTGCACAAACGGCAACGGTAAAACTTCGCTCGAATACTGCGTGCGCGTACTCCCTTTGGCTGGCACAAGCACCTTATAAAACTTGTCTTGAGCTTCCCCGGTCGTTATGTACGCAACATATCCGCTATCCGAAACCGGCAACTCGATCACGTCACGGTAGGAAAACGAATCCTTAACCACATCCTTTTTCAAAATGGTTTTCTGTGACGTGGCGGAATAGGTGTGCAGTTCAATGTGATCTGTTACAATCAAATATGAGTGGCACATCGAAAGAAGCACGCGGAGCACTTCGGCCCGGTCCTGTTTGTACCAAAAAGCACCGTTCCATTCCAAACCCCATGAAGTGAAAACCGCCTTGGCTACGGCAAACGAAACAAGATCGATCTTTCCCGCAGGAACACCCATATTGATAAGCACGCGCTTGATGATATCTGCCGGGCTTGTCATTGCCGACGTGTCGGACCGGGTAAGCTCAACCGGCATATCCATAAAGATATCGCCCGATTGCCAGTAGCCCGGAGCGTCAGCCGTACCATCAGAATTAATATCGGCGATAATCGGCAAAACACCTTTCCAGCTTGTTCCGTCAACATCGGTGAAAGTGTGCTGCGTGAAAGTGTATGAACCACTTGTCCAGGTTGACAGCTTACCCCATTCACGGGGCGATCTAACTTCGGTTATGGTATAGGTATGCGCCGACGGTCCGAGCAGATACGGGCGCGATCCCTGCGCGATAGTGACACTTTCGCCGCCGGCATCTGTAACGAGGCCCGCATCGATAGCGATTTCAAGATCATTTCCAGTTTTTGCCAAAAGAATGAATGTGCCATTATCGGCGCCTGTCGAAAAACCGCTTATGGTAATTACCCGCCCGACTTCATACGATTCATCCCATCCAGCCGCACGGGTAAACTTGCACCGGCTGCCGGTTGCGCTGGCCGTGGCCGATATGTCGGTTGCTGTTTCGGTCAATAACCCCGATTTATAAACAGACCGGAGCGGAACATAGGCCGTGCCGTATGGTTCCGGCACGCAGACCGAGTCATCTTGATTGATATCGCTGGACTGGAAGAGGTCTTTTACAAGCCGTGTATTCGGGTATGATCCGCGCAGATACTTTTGCAAAAAATCTTCACAGGTAAAATGTATTTTCTGATATCCAGGCTCAGCTGTTTTAATCCTGAAAAGAAACCGCCTGACCACGTTTTCATCGCTCGAATCTTTAAGCGATTCCGCAACGTGAACCGTGCCACCCTCGAACTGATCCGGCTCAAGATAATGGTCCTGATTTTCGATACTGAAAGTTAATTCGCCAGGCGCAAATATACCGCTTTCCGAGTTTGTTCTTAAAAGAGTAACCCTGCTAAAATCGATCACTCCAAATTTATAAGTTTGCGCCTGTTCTTCGTCGAAAAATCTTTCACCGGGAAACCATGTGTCATACGTTGCGTGCGATAGCCCCCACGAATCCCCGGCGAAAAAGCGATCATCCAGAAACCACTGGTCGAACTGATCATCGATCAAAAACCCCTCTCCGCCGGTATCCGCCGTGATTTCTTTTGTCGATAAAAACAGCATGCGGGATCCGTCCGCGCTTTCAATCCGAAACCGCCATGATCCGGCTATCGCATCGGTGTCAATTAGGGTTTGCTGTCGTGTGGTTAAATCAAGCATTGCCGATAATTTTTAGCATGGAATTTTCAACATTGTTCTTTGTGCCATGCTGCAAAGCCGTCCAATTAAGTTCATTTACAAACCTGACGATATAGGTTGATTCATCTTTCGGATTATACCACTTAAATGTTTTGCCTCCCCTGCCACCTTTTGAATCTGAAAAATAACAGTCGATGACCGTTTCGGCGTCGGTATCGCTCAAGAGCGTCCATGGTATCGTGACAAAGATATTAGGCGTGCCGCCCTGATCAATCCTTTTTTCGGATTTGCCGTCATCGCCTAAAAGGATTTCAACATTGCCACCGCCGATGAAAGGAATATCGCCCTTTGGCGTAATGCTTAACGTGTAATCGTTATCAGCCGTTTTCGTGGTCAAATAATCTGATATTTTCCCGGCCATTATGCCATCGCCCTTTTGAATACGTTTTTAAAATCCGCGTTTGTCAAAATCTGCTTTCCGGTAACCCTGGCAATTTCTTTGCCATCGATTGAAAGATGGTTGTGAATTGTGATTTCACCGCCAAAACTGCCGGAACGAATATCATCCGCCTTTTTTTTCGGAATAACCATCTCGCCCTGGTGAACAATCGCCGGCATTGTTTTCGGCACATAATCGGTCCCATGCTGGAAGCCGGTCCAGTTGCTCGCAAAAAATGACAACATTTCGCCGGTAGCCGATCTGAGTGACATGTTTTGGATTAATGACGATAAATTTTGACCACTAACCAACTGTTTTGACCAGTACGGAGCATCTGCAGGATTGCCGCCATACTTGCCCATAAATTGCCGGATTACCGCCTCAGCCGCCGTGTATCTGCCCGCCATTAGCGCGTTCAGCGACGCCTGGGCAGCCGCCGCCTCCATTGCCGCGCTCTGTTTAATCACCGCGATTTGCTCATCCGCTTTATAGATAATTGCGGTCAAGAGATCATTCGCGCTCATCGATGTTTGTAAAAGCATCTCATTTGTTGCAAGATCTGTTTTACCCTGAAAAAATGACTGGATCCCCGACAGGTCGCTAATTACCCGACTGGCCATGGTTGCGTAATCGCCGCCATACGATGCCATAAAATCAAGATAATCCGGAATAAATTCATTAAATGCTTCGGCACCGCCCTGTGTAGTTGCGCCAGACAAAAGTTTGCTGTATTGACTGCCAAAAAAACTTGCCGATTGCACCGGAGCAAGGTCACCGCCGGTCAACCTCAAAATTGTGCCGCCAAGCGAAGCGATTAATACCTCATTCTGGCTAACCTCTTGAGCTGTCAGGGTTTCAATTTTTTTCAAAACGTCAAACTGCTCTTGCAAAACACTTAGGCTCTGCTGATCTGATTTTGTAAGCTCTCCAAGGCGTTGAGCGAACTCAGCTGCCCCCCAGTCGCTGCGGGATGATTCAAGGGCATATCCAGCCAGTCCCGACCGAAAAGACGACCACGGGGCAAGTGCTGCCGCTTCACGCCTGCTAATTCCCGCTATAAGAGAATCAAGCGCCCTGATTTCCGAATTGACTGCTCGCAAAATATCAGCTGCCGCCGCCGCAGCGCTTTCTGCCGCGCTTTCTGCCGTGTCACCCACCAGCCCAAGAGCTTCTGCTAATTGGATAAAATATTCGCTACTGGCACCAAAAATCTCCTTCAATTGATTAATATCAAAATCTCCGAATGCGGCATCCATAATAGTTTTAAATGTGCCTACATCAAACACGCCGCCCTTCATGCTGTCAATCATAGCCTTGTCTAAGCTCAAAAAGAAAGGTTGCAAAGCTCGCTTAAACAATTCGCTTTCCATCATGGCGGAAATAAAACCATCTAAAACCTGGGTGTAAATAGACTGATTTAATGCCGTTTCAAAACTTGCCCAGTCTCCCCCCATTATTCCAGCTTTAAAAGCCGCCCCTATAGTTTGGGAAGAAAAAGTCATTGCCGCTTCCCATTTCAATAATAATTCAAGCAGAGCCTCCCATGATTCTGACCCTAATGCTTCAGCGAAATCCTTAGAAAGTCCTTCAAACTGTCCTTTAAGATGCCCGATAATTATTTCCATTTCGGCATTAATATCTGATTTTTCAGCAACCGAAAAACCTTCAAAACCACTTTCATATACATTCCCCAACAGCACCCCGATGCCTTCTAGCTTGCTTAAATCCATATCCGATGTTGTTGGTAACGCCTTTGTCAACCTGTCAAACACATTTTCATAACTATCGATCATGGTCTTTACGTAAGCATCCACACCCTCCTTGAGGCCCTTGCTCAAACCTTCATCTCCAATAGCCTCGAACCCTTTAAAATCGAAACCTTCTGGACCAAAACCCAAATCGGCCATACTTACTTCGCCATAGACAGCACCCTTTGACCCTTTTACAATACTATATATAGCAAATGCAACAGCCGCCGCCGCAGCAATATAAGGCACAGCAACCGCTAGGGCAGCCAAAGCCGAAGCCCCTGCCCCCATTCCAGCCATGGCCCCCGTCGCCCCTAATCCAGCTCCAGCCATAGAAGTACCAGAAATGCTTGCCGTGATTCCAGCGGCTCCTGTCATTCCTGCCCCTGCCCCGACAGCTGTTGCGGCTGCCCCTCCCGCCGCTAAACTCGATAATAGTCCAGGCCCCGCACTTACTAATGACGAACCCGCCGTGGATGCCGCTGCCGATGTTGCGCCACCAACTAATGATGCAGTTATCGGAGCAATGATTCTCAATACAATTTGCTTACTTACTAATTCTGATAAAAATCTGAATATCAGACTCTTCATTCCGTCAACTAAATTACTCCACCCCCTATCAATATTATTAAAGATAACAGAAAAAATGTCAGCGAAATTCCTTTGAACATTTTCAAGCATATTTCGATAAGATTCCTCTGCCTCTTTATTAGATTCCTCTATTCCGTAATCAATCTCCGGCTTGACATTCTTCGCCAACGTTTCCGCCTCTTTAAGCATGTCAACAATACCGGCAAATTCGCCCTTGAACTCTTTTGCTTTTTTCTTAGTCTTGCCTAGCTCGCCACCGAGATCTTTTACGCCGCCACTCGCCTTTTTTGTTTTTTCAGTAAATATTTCAAGGATGTCGTTTATTTTTCCCTGGGCCGAGAAAACACCAGAACTTTCCTTTTTCCAATACCTAAAAGCGTTGAATAAATCCTCGATTGCTTGAACCGCTTCTTTATACGCTGTCACCGGGTTAAATTTCAGTGCATCAAGAAATGCTTTCCAGTAAAAAACAAATTCCTTTATCATATCTATTGTAAATTTAACGGCAATACCGAACGCTTTGAACGCGGTTGCCATTCCCCTGACAACTGACACCATGTCTTGAGCGATTATTTCGGCGTTAAGCTCGATCCACTTGCCGAACTCATCATTGACGATATTCAGTTGCCGTTTTAATTCATCAAAAACGCCGGCATCCATGACAATGTTCCGAAACTGAAACCATTTATCACGGATCATTGACATAGTGCCTTCCCAGGTCGTCGCCAGACTAGCCGTAACACCTTTAAACTTTGAATCCACAGCATCCCATGCAGCAAACATCATGCGCCGCGTTTCTTCCGCCGAGTAGCTCACCCCGGCCTTGAAACCCATCATGGCCAACACGCCGCGCTCCCGGAACATATCCGCCGATGCTGCACCTGCTGAATACATGCGGATAACCTGGCCCACCGTTTCCTGTATGGTCATGCCGGTTACCGCTGCCAGGTCACCAATTAACGGCATCCATCTTTTTATCTCATTAACGCCGCCGCGCATAACCCCGGCGAGGGAAGTTGCCGCCGACATGATTTCTCGGTATTCAAACGGCACCCGCGCCGCATAGCTGGCCATCTCGGAGAAAAGCCGTCCACCCTCCTTAACGCTGCCTAAAAGAGTGTTAAGCCGTACCCTGAAACCTTCCGCCGCCGTTGCCGCATCAAGAAACGAACTGGTAATTTTTGCAATCGAATACGCCGCAGCCGTGGCAGCCGCCGCCGCCGCAAGCGCGATATGCTTAAACGAGATCGAATTGATCCGCCGTTGCATTTTTTGGGTGAAGGTTTCGGTAGTCCGATACGCTTTATCGAAATCACCCTTGAGATGTTTCCGGTCACCCCTTATCCCGACATATACGTTACCGGCACTACCCATTCCCATTTGAAGCCCTGCCCTTTTCGATCATGTGATAATAAACTATCCGTATCAATTCCAGGCACCGTCTCTGATCTTCGATTTTATATCGATTCATCGTTTCAAAAACCGGCAATAAATTCAAATCAACTGGCCCGTTCGTGCCCATGATATGCTGATTTCTAACAACCTCATATACCTCATAAACGTCCCAGTTACTCAATAACAAGTCTGGTATTTTGTAGTCATCTAAACAGTTTTCACAATCGGGCTCTTCTCCGTCGTCGTAGACTGCGAAGGTTTCTCGACAGGTTCGACAACTTGGTCTTTCCGAGAGTCTTTCGACGTACTCGACAAATTTGATTCCCGATCCCCCTCAAGCTTGATTTTATCCTCCATCATCGATTCAATGCGCTGTCCGATAAATAAATCAAAATCGGAGATCTTGAGCATCATCTTTTTGTTTTCGAGCGTGCAATCAATCCGGTTGCCGTCCGTATCGAATATCTGCCAGTTGGAAAACATAAAGTCGGTGGTTTTGTCCTGATAGATTTTTTCACCGTCTTTTTTAAAGTCGGAATACTCAATACGTTGCACAGCCGCCCGGCGGTTTATCTTACCGTTCGCCTTCCGTGGCTGGACATGCTCGACGCGTTTTTCCATTGTTTCATCTTCGATCTGCCGCAACGGTTCGCCGATGCATAGCCGCAGCTCGACCCATTCGCGCTGTGCTTCCGGCATATCCATAGCCGTTGCGTAGTCAGGATAGTAAAACCGTTCCGCCGGATTCGTGTTTTTAATATCAAAAGGCATTGCTCCGTCTCCTATTCTTTAGCTCCGTTAAAAAAGCGCGGGAAGGCGTGCCGGAGCAAACACGCTTTTCGGATGGCAAACTGCCGTGGTCCTATCCCGCGCACGTGCTAATTAAATCAGCCGCATGTGACCGGTAAGCTGGACAGTGAATCCAATTTTTCCTACGCTGCCCAGTGTGAACGCAATCGGATCAACCGATGTGATTAATGCTACAGCAACTTCCTCGCCCTCGAGCAAGCCACCGCCCGCGCCGGTAGTGCTGTTCGGCGTATAGTAGCTCACCGAATCGACATAAAACCGGATGTCGCTCACATCGACCTCATTGATATGATACGATCTGAGCAGGTCTTGACCCTGGGTGTCGTCGATTTTATAATTTCCGTCAAAGCTGATCGTACCAGGTCTTAAAACGTCACGAAAATAAGTTGCGATCCCTTGACCAAATTCAATGTCTTCGACCGTATCCCTGGTAAAACCGCTCCAGGTCCACGTTCCCATGCCGAGCACTTTATTATCACCGAGCGTTACTTTGCCTTTGAAACTTGCCTTACTTGGGTTTGCCATGGTGTACCTCTTCTGTTTTTTCTTTCTGTTTTTCGTACAATTTTTGATACAAACGATAAGTACTCATCCCGACCTCCATCAAGGTCAGATGATTGATATCTATCGACGTATCGACAAAGATTTTAAATCCGCTCCGTTTTAGTTGCTCGCAAAAATATATATCCTCACCCTTTGACCGACCCGCCGCTGTCTTCGTGTGTTTAAACCACGGCGGATCAATATCGACAAAGACTTTTGTATCGTAAAGAATACAGCCACAACCGGTAGCCGGCACTTCGATTGTTTCACCGTTGCTCACGATGCGGTCGATTTCTTCATAATCCATATGATGATATTTTTCACCATCCTGTTTGATTAGAATCGGATCAAACGGCGGATAGCGGCGATGTACCCGCGCACCGACAACGGGCTTATTATGATCTAATAAGCGTTGAATCAGATCCGGCGTATAATAAACTTGATCCGTGTCCATCATTAAAACATGGGTGCATCCAAGCCGCAGTGCCTGACCGACCAAATTATTTCTAACGGCATCATGGTTGCCAGCATAGTGTGGCGTTAAAATATCGATCGACGGTACGCCCCGGTTGTTACGCGCGGACTCAACGATATATTGACATACGATATTTAAGTTTGTGAAACAAAATGGCGCATATACGATTTCATATGTCACCGGATACGCGATAGCCAATTTGATTCCCGTGTAACTGCGGCTCCGCATTCGGTCTATTTTTCGGCTTAAATAGGTTTTTAGATCGTGTTTTCGATTTTCATCAGAGTAGGCATTTTCAAGCAAATCATCCCATTCGCCCGATTGGTTTATAGGATGCTTGTGATCAATTTTTGAATCCTCTGCAAACACCCACCGCCCTAACTCCCTGGCGATATCATAAAGCTCCACGTCGCACATACAATGCTTGTAATCAATCGGGAAGAAATCCCCACCCGGAATATATTCCAGCATTCTTTTATCGGCCATCCAGTGAGCTATCGGATTTCTGTTTTTCGGTATATTTTCTTCAGAAGCAAAGCCGAACATCGGCCCTTTCGTGTTTAATCCGACCACACCCCATCTATCCGGAAGGCGGTCCATGGCCCTGAGAGCCGCCTCAAGAAAGCCGGGCTCAGGTACGGTATCATCCCCCAGGAACATGACCAGATCGTGCAGCGTGAACATTGTGAGCTGCTTCACCATAGCAGGGCAGCCGATACCGTCGGTATCCTCCAATGAAAGGATTTCATATTGATCGGATTTGATACCGGCATTTTCCCGAATTGCGTTGACGCATCGCTCCGCCCCTTCCGGCCTAACCACCGGAATTATGATAGAAACTTTTCTATTGATGGCACTCAATGGTTGAACGACAGCCGGTTGAATAACAGGTAAATCATTCTCCGTTTTAACGCCGGCAAAAAGCACTTCGCGCCTACCCTCGATATTTTCAATGGGCTTAAAACCCTTGAATAATAGCAGGAACGCTTCAGCCGTAAACCGCCAGAAATCAGCCGGATGTTCATGTTTATGCATTTCTATGCCGGATGCACAAACAATAATATGCCCGTCTTGCTTTACGACCCTGCGGATCTCACTCGCAGTCTTAAACGGATCATCGTCATGCTCAAGCATTTCCAAGCATACAACCATGTCAAACGATTCGTCGTCATAGGGCAGGTTGTGAGAGTTCGCCACCATATCGACATTATCACCAGCCCGCATGTCAAGCCCGATATATTCCGATTCCGGAAACAGTTCCCGCACGTTGCCGTTGACATCAAGCGATCCGATATCCAGCACCCTCCCCTGTTGAGCGTGTTTTTTGACAAATTCAAATACTAATGGTTGCATTATGCTCCAAGCTCCTTTGTTTCTTTTTGATCAAGATAATTCCACAATGCGAAAAGCAAAGGTTCGTATCTTATATCTTCTCTTCTTTTAAGCGCCTCGGCCATTTCCCCATCGGCACAATTATTTTTATCGTTATACTGCAAGGTTTTGAAGATATGCCCTTTTATGAAAAGCTGTTCACATCCGACAAAGCCGGTTTTCATTGATTTCGGATCGGCATTGAGCGTTGACCACCCATCTGCCCGCTTCATTGAAATAACGACAATATCGTCATCCATTTTTTTAATCGCGTCAAAAACGCCGTCCTCAAACATATCGTCGTCGCAAGCAACGACGTAATAATCGTCATCAACGAAGTCGTGGCCGGCGATAAATTCGTTTATTTTTGCGTAGCACGGATCAACCGGAGGCCAAACCGGTTCATCGCCGAGAATAACGAACTCGTCAACCCACGCCCTGTTAAACCTGATTAGCTGCGCCGATGAATAAATAATCGGATGCATCATTATGCCCATTGGCCCATAATGTGCGATTAAATCATCCTTTAAATGATACCTGGAAAACGGCATCACGAGATGTATGTCTTTTAACTTTTTCATGTTTGCTCCGTCCTTTTTCATTTTTCTATCATCACGTCGTATTCAACCGAGTACTGCCAGACGCTCCGCTCCTCATCCCGGAGCAGCCGCGCCATGCCCCGCGTAAATTCAATGTGCCTATACCCTTCAACCGTCAACGCGCAGTTATCAAACCGCGCTTTCAGCTTGGTATACATATCCTTAATTTGCACCGGACTGTTTTTGTCCGAATGCAGATTAAATTGTGCTAAAATATCTTCCTGCATTTCACCACCGAACCGCCATTCGGGGATCTCGACAGGATAGAAGAAGACAGCATATGGAAAAGTTGGCGCCGCTCCATCGTCACCCTGGGCAATGGTATTATGCAGCCGTCCGCCGATCGCCAGGTAAAAGCTGCCAGCCGTTTTTACGGCATTGAAATAAGTCATTATGGCGGTGTCGAGTTCCTTCACGATAGTGCATCCTTAAACGCTTTACGGATCTTTGGTTTATTATATCTAAGCGCCGCCCGCATAAACGGATTAGCCAAGGCGCCGGCCCTTCCGAGTTCAACAAACGACGCGTAAAACAAATCACCGCCACCCGCGACAACCACGTGCCCACCGTCTTTATATTTCGACTTCTTAACCTCTATTGATTTTTTTAATGCGCCCGTTTTAACCGGCACAAGCCGCCGCGCATCAGCCGCCACCTTTTCAGCGCCCTTCTCGGAAACCTCATCGATAATCTTATCGACCTTGCGGATAACTTCGGCATCGTTCCAGTCTATTTTATAGCCTATTGCCATTATGGAGCCTCGTAAATTTCCTTGACGTTCTCTGGGTCCGCGTAGAAATCAAATTGATTCAGCGTCTTAACCCATCCCCTGGCACGCCACTTTCTCATC